GTATATGCGTGTTTCATAGTTCTACAAAAGTAGAACGTATGAATCATGCAAAAGCCCTTTATAATGAACTCATAAGTCACACAGGTTTAAAAGGTAACAGAAGTACACCAGTAGCTTATCAAAGTTTATATGTATGTAAAAATACCTCAATGCCAGCTCTGTTATGTGAGTTAGGATTTATGGATTCTTCTATTGATATTCATGAAATATTAACAGAAGAATATGCAAAGAAATGCGGTCTTGCTATTGCAGACTTCATCAAAAATCTTTAGAAAGGAGTTAACATATGAAAGAAAAAATATTACCATTGTTACAAGAACTTTTAGCATTAACAGACCTTTCAGACCAGATTGTTTCCCTAGTGGCTTCAATACAAGCGGAACTTGAAGCAGAACCTGCTATAGAAGAATCAGAAGTTCCTGCCATAAGTGCAGAAGACTTTGCAGCATTACAGGCAGAAAACGCAACATTACAGGCAACCGTATTGGACGTTAAAAAGAAGTACGCAGAGCGTTTTATGCAGGGAGTTACAGAACCCGAAAAAGAAGAAGTAAAAGAACCTATTGTAAAAACAATTGACGAACTAGTTTCGTAGAAAGCAGGTTAACAAAATGATTAGACCAGTAAATGCAAACAATATTTCAAACGTCGGTAGTGTTGATATTTTAAACAGTATCAGACGTGAGTTAGGCGGGCAGTATGAAATAGACGTTCCACTTGCTACTGACACCGTAGAATCAATGAAAATGGTTGGTGAAGCAATTCTTGGCTTCGATGCGCACAGAAATGCATTTTATCAGGCATTAAAAAACAGAATTGCCTTTTCTATTGTAAAAGGAAAAATGTATACAAACCCTTGGCAGATACTCAAAAAGGGTATCCTTGAACTTGGTGACACAATCGAGGAAATATTTGTTGGTCTTTGTGATCCTCAGAACTATGACCCCGAAGTAGCAGAATCAGAAGTTTTTAAACGTGTTGTTGCGGATGTTAGAACCGCTTTTCATACCCGTAATTATCAGAAGTTCTACAAAACAACCACTTACAAAAATGAACTTTCAAAAGCATTCCTTTCTACAGGCGGTATTGCAGAGTTCACGAACAAACTGATTGAATCAATGTACAAATCAGCAGAACAGGACGAATTTCTTGTTATGAAATACTTCATATGCAGACTTATCTTAGATGGTAAGTTACACGCAGAAGTAATTGCTGACCCTACAACAAATCTGAAAAGTACGATAGAAACAATTCAGGAAATTTCAAACAACTTTGAGTTCTTAAATCCTGACTTTAATATGTCAGGTGTTGACAACTTTTCACTTAAGGCAGACCAGTATATTATTATTGATGCAAACACAGATGCAAAAGTATCGGTTGAATTACTGGCAACTGCTTTCAATATGAGTTTTGTGGAATTCACGCCACACAAAATTTTGATTGACAGTTTCTCAAAACAGAACTTAGCAAGACTTGCTAAAATCTTTAAAGATGACCCTGCTTATGTTGCATTTACTTCACCTGAACTTGTAAAACTTGCATCTGTTAAAGCAATCTTGTTAGACCGTGAATTCTTCCTGATTTATGATAACTTAATTGAATCAAGTTCAATTTACAATCAGGACGGTTTATATTGGAATGATGTATTGCACACACAGAAAACTTTCAGCGCAAGTCCTTTTGAAAATGCAACCGTTTTCACTGTACTTCCAAGCACCATTACTTCTGTAAGTGTAACACCTGCAACCGTAACACTACCTAAAAATGTGATTATGCAGTTATATGTTACAGTAGAAACAGGCGGGTTTGCAAAAACTGATGTTGAATGGTCTTCTAGTTCTCCTGATTCCTTTATTGATGATTTAGGCAGAATTCGTATTGGTTCTGACGAGGGTGATGCAACTGTAACCTTTACCGCAACTTCAAAAGTTGATCCTAGCAAAACAGATACTTGTGTTGTTACTGTAGCCTAGTAAAATGCTTCACGTGAAACATTAATTACACGTGTTTCACGTGAAGCAATTAGAAAGGAATTAATATGATAATAACACCTGATTCACAAGTGATACTTTTAAAGAATATTAGACTTGCAAAGGATTCACTAGAAACCTTTAGTTTTACTGATTTAGAAGAACAGGAAAATTTCTTCAAATCAAAGTTAGTTGCTTCATTTACTGATTTATATTATTTAAAAGAAAATACAAAGCGGATTCGCCTTGAAATAGAAATGCAGAAAGTATTTAATGTTAATTACTGTATGTTTAAGAACACCGCTTTTAATAACAAATGGTTTTATGCTTATATCACTGATATTATTTATCTTAATAATACAACAGTGGAATTTACCTATGAACTCGATTACTGGCAGACATATTTGTTTGATAAAAAGTTAGTAGAATGCTTTGTTGAACGGGAGCACGTTGAAGATGATACAATGGGTATCAATACCGTACCTGAATCATTGGAAACGGGCGAATATGTAGTTCAGCAAGATATTAGCGATTCTGACAGAATAGGTTGTTGCGTATATGCACTTAATAACAATGTTGAAGTCACAGGAGAATTCATCAATAACATTTATAGTCCTTTAAATGCCACCGCTTGGAAAGCAGATGATTTAGGAATTTTAAATGACCACTTGACTGCTTACTCTGCTACACCCGATTTAATAACCCATATATCATCAATACCGTATAAGATGATTGATACAGACGGTGGAGTACCTAAAGAGTATGAAGAAAATCCTTATATTTCGCAGTTAAAACGCTTTGGAAATTATCACCCTGTTAATAACAAATTATTTACATATCCTTATTCTTATGTTGCTATTGATGATTTTAATGGTAATGCGGAAGAGTATAGGTGGGAAGATTTTAAAGACAAAGGACTTGCTTATTTTAGAATTAAAGGAAGTCCAAACCCTAGACCTGCTATTATGATATATCCTGAATTTTACAAAGGAATGATAGACCCCACCGATTTAGGTATTGTATCAGAGAATTTCCCTTTATGTGCTTGGACTAGTTCTGCTTATACACAGTGGGTTGCGTTCAATGGAACATCAAACTTTCTTTCAGGTGGTGCAAGTGGTTTAGTTGCGGTTGCATCTATGGGTGTAGGAAATACCGCAGGTGTTGTAGCAGGAATTTCAGGAGTTGTTAACGCAGTAAAAGAGGTTGAAAATCACAAGCGTTTAGGTAATACTTTACATGGTAGTGTAGGTAACGGAAACGTTAATATTGCGAATGGTTATGTAGGTTTTCGTATTCGTGAGTATTCTATCAAACCTGAATTTGCAAAAATCATAGATGAATATTTTACCCGTTATGGATATGCAATCAATCGTTACAAAGTACCTAATATAACCGGTCACGCAGGATGTAACTTTGTTAAAACAAATAATGCTAAGATTGTGGGTAATATACCTCAGTCAGCCCAAATCAAAATGCAAGCTGACCTAAACACTGGCTTCACATTTTGGCACAACCCTGAAACCGCAGGTACATTATAGAAAGGAGTAAAATGGCTCGAAAAGATAAAAATCCCGAAGATTACAAAGCAATAGAATATTTCGATTTTTGGTTTGAATACCTTTATCTCCTTTCTATTAATCGATTTGACTGGCACAACTTGCCCGAAGAAATCGACGAGTTATTTCAGGAAAAAGGGTTAATAGATAGAGGTTGTATGTTATTTGCTAAAGATGAAATACTAGGTAAATACTTAATTACAAAATTTACAACCGCAGGAGTATTTGACCTTTATGGAATTCCGACCCGAAGAATGGCAAGTGCTAACAACGGGTATCATAAAATGTTCACTGATACGGAAAGCGTTATTATAGGAAATAATCGTTTGTTCAGTCCTGAAATATCAAAGATAATTAAGTATGCTTTACAGTTAGCAAACTTAGACCTTGCAAAAGACGTTAATACAAATGCACAAAAAACACCTATTGGTATCCAGTGTGAAGATAAAGAACGGGCTTCATACGAAAAATGGCTTGCAAAATATAATGGTAATGCACCTGTCATTTTAACATCAAAAAATTTCAACCAAGGTAATATAAATACAATCAGCTTCAATGTTCCTTTCGTAGTAGACAAACTCCATGCAGAATTACATATGCTTTTAAATGATGCATATACCGCACTTGGAATTGAAAGTTCTAATACCGATAAGGCGGAAAGAATGATTACAGACGAAGTTACTAGCAACCTTGGTGCGGTAGAAACACAAAGATATGTAGGGCTTAATGCTAGACGTTATGCCTGCAAGCAAATCAATAAAATGTTCGGCCTTAACGTTACCGTTGATTTTAAATCAAATATGGATACTATTACCACACCCGAAGAAATAGACTACAACAAACAATTATTAATTGAAGAACAGGGGGCTTAGTATGTTTGGTAATAATGATACAATTCGTTTACTTGATTTAATGAAATCTGTTACGCAATATAAATATGATTCTGTAAAAGATATCATTACAAATGCTAGACCCTTTATATTCAATTTTAGTTATCCTATAT